CGCAGTGCGGCACTCTGGGCGTGAGGCGGGGCGACGTGTTCTCGTGTACAACCTGTGGCAAGGCTCACGCCGACATTCAAGCCGCCGTGAACATTGCCGCAGGCGGGGTCGCCCGGCCAGGCCGGGGTAAGCCGTCCCGAATCGCCGCGAAATGTAAGAGCGCTTCGCATGGTGAAAACTAAAAGCCGCCGCCTTTAGGCGCGCGGTTGCTTACGTATATAAATCCCAAAATTTTAATGGTAAAAACTTTCTCCGCGTTGCGGTCATTCAGGTTGGGACGAAACCGCCCAACAGTACATTCACGCCAACTACGTTTCAGGAATTTCGCCACGGCGTCACTCCTCCCGGCTCCGCCCGCTACGTGCGACTATGCCACGTCATCACCGCTTCCTCTCTTCTATGAGCTGGAATCGATTTATGGGAATGATACTTTAGGTGACTGCACCGCGGCAAGTGCATTTTATGTTCAAGATGTACTGTGCGCCAACGGCGGTACGAGCTTTGCTCCCACGCTGGACCAGGTAATCGCGTTTTACTCGCTTGTGGGCGGGTACGTGCCGGGGAATCCCGATACCGACAACGGCGCGGATGAGCTTACGGTTCTCTCCAACTGGAAGACCAAGGGATTGCTCGCGGATGGATCGCACAAGATTGCGGGCTGGATGAAGGTGGACGGATCTAATCCAGTTGAGTGCCGCCAAGCACTTTGGCTGTTTGAGAATTGTCTCGCTGGCGATACGAAGATCCCGTTACTAGACGGAACGTGTAAAACGATTAAACAATTGGCCGACGACGGATTTGACAAGAAGGTGTGGGTATACAGTTGTGACAAGTTTGGGAATATAGTTCCTGGCCTTGCTCACTCCGCAAGGAGAACAGCGGTTGAAGTGGCGACGGTGCGTGTACTCCTTGATAGTGGAGAAGAAATACGGTGTACTTCCGAACACCAGTTTCTGCTACGGGATGGATCATATCGCGAGGCGGCACAACTAAGGTATGGAGACAGCCTTATGCCTCTTTATCGAAGATTGCATGCAGGTGCTAGTATGTCCGGCTATGAGCAGATCCTTAATCCTGCAACTATGCGGTGGAGATTTACGCACAGGGCGGTAGCGAGTAATGGAGGTAGATATTCTGGAGAGGTAGTCCACCATAAGAATTTTGAAAAGACGGACAACCGTCCCGACAATTTGCAGGTAATGACTTGGGCGGACCATATTGCACTCCATTCCAAATTGAGCGAAAAGATGCAAGCCCTATATTACCGACGAGGACATGCGGCTAGTAATCACAAAGTCGTATCGGTAGATCTTAGCGGGGCCACAGATGTTTATGATCTTACTGTAGATCAACATCATAATTTTGCGCTCGCCTCCGGAGTGTTTGTTCACAATTGCTACTTCGGTATTGAGCTGCCTGATGCGTGGGTCAGCCCATTTCCGGGCGCGAGCGGGTTTGTTTGGGACGTGGCGGGCGATTCCAATCCCGACCAGGGGCACTGTTTCATGAGTTTTGGATTTAACGAGAACGGGTACCGTATCGATACGTGGGGCATGTTCGGACTGCTTACGAATGCCGCCTGCGCGAAGTACGCCACTACCGCCGGCTCCGGTGAGCTGTACTGCGTATTCTCTCAGGATATTCTGAACCGTGCCATGCAGAAATCCCCTGGAGGTTTTAGTTGGGCGCAGTTGGTTTCCGCGGCCAATGCGATGGGTGGAAACTTGACGGTTTTGCCGAGCGCATGAATATGAGGGGAATTTCTATACAGAGGCTTGGGGAGTCATGTATATAAGCCCCAGAAACCTCTACCTTGTTCCAGTTAATGTCATCCACTTTGTCGCCATCGGTGTGGTGAACTGGTGTAGGAAGCGGTTGGGAAAGCGGCCAATACAGGATCAATAACAATGGGTGCCTTAACGGTGTGGGGGCAAATTAATACCAATAGCGCGCAACTGAAGCAGATCATTGCGCAATTGGTCCAGACCGCCACTTCTCAATCCGCCGCGCAGAACTGCCTCGACATCTTGGCCGGGAACCAAGCTGCGCTGGGCAAGTCCCTATCCCAATTCCAGTCGGCGCAGGCCGTGTTCGACGAAGCAATCCTGAAGGCCATCAATGATGTCTCCATCGTGATGGTGGCTAATCAGCAGATCGCAAATGCGATCCTTGCCAATGAGAAGCAGATTCTTAGTTTGTTAACCCCGCCCCCGGTGGCCGGCATCATTATTACGTTCGAAGGAGAAGATATGGTAACGAGAGCAACATTGGATATTCAGATTCCGGATGACGGCAGCAGGACCGTGACCGCCAACCTGGGGTTTGTGGACAAAGTAGGGGCGGCGACGCAGCCGGTTCCCAACGCAACCGTCGCGACGGCCGCGACTATGAGTGATCCAAGTTTGGTCGCGTCGGTGGACGCGACGGGGACGGTGATCACCATTTCGGTAGTGCCCTTCACCACGCCGCCCGCGACGCTGCCCACGGGCGTGATCTTGTCGGTCAGTACGACCATCACCAACCCGGACAATACGGTGTTGGGGCCATTCTCCGCGGCTGGATCGGTAGCAATGGATGTGGTGGCGGGACCGGTCGCCGGCACCTTCGTCATCAAGGAAAGCTTGAACTAAGGCCATGCACGAAGTGATTCTAGGGCAGCAGGTTGGAGCTGCTGCCCTGATCGTCTATATCATCCAGTTCCTTAAGTACTCGCCGTGGGCAAGTTGGTATACCGCTCACTCCGGTACTCTCAACCGGTGGACATCGGTGGTGTTGGCATTCGTTACGTCCGCCGGCATTCTCTGGGCCATGAATGGAAATGTGCTTGAGGGTGGAACCCTTACCATAACGTTTCCCCCGTTGGTCCAGATCATCAACGCGGTCCTGCATGGGTTTGGACAAGTGGCCATCCAGGAAGGCATCTATCAGGCTACGGTGAAGCCAACTTCGATGGTCCAACTCGGCCCAAACCAGTCTTTCAAAAACCAACCAGAACCTAAACCACCGGCGGCCCCGACATCGCCGTCATGAGTTGTGCGGAAGTTCGCATGGCTCAGTTAAAAGCCGCCGCCTTTAGGCGTGCGGTTGCTTACGAAAGGAACGTCATGAACATTTATCAGCAGATTCTCGCCTGGATCAACCAAGCCTGCCAGGAGGCGGAACTGCAATACGGGATCACACTGATCCCAGTAACGCAAACTTTTAGCCTAGGGGGCATCACCGATCCCAACACCGGCTTGGGCTACGTGGATATCTTCACGCTATTCAACACCAAATACCCATCGGCAGCGCCGTTCTACGTAGCAAATTGCCTGTTCGGAACTTTCGCCTGGACGCCGCAGCAGTTACTTCAGTCGGCGCTCGGATATTTTGCGCAGGTGACGGGGACCGCATTTCCGTCTCCATTACCGCCTTCCGTTCCGCAGGTTCCGGTTGCTGCTCCGACCACGAGCCCAGTTGGCGCCCTGCTGGGGGACGGTACGGCCCGCTACACTAACCTCGCCGGCTCGCTGTATCCTATTGGTGCTATCACTGGGCAGAATGGTGTACCGGCCGATTCGCGCGGCACATTCGTCGAAGCCGGAATCCAGACCCCCTTCGGTACAGCTCTCTGGTGGGTACTTTCGAGCCCCCCGGCTTCAGCCGTGGGGGAGTATCAATAGTTGCAAAGTAGTTGAAAAGGAGCTTTATGACGTTATCGATCTTGTTCTGGGTAATTATGATTCTCTGGCTGGTGCTCAGTTTCTACCTTGGTAGACCACCCGCCGGTCAACCTTACCCCTTTAACCTTTGGGGAGGAAATATCGTTCTCTTTATTCTCTTGGTTATCCTTGGCTGGGCCGTGCTTGGGCCGCCCGTTATCAATAATGGTTCGGGTCCTACGTACTATCAGAGAAGCAGGTAACCAAGCGATGAACCCTCTTTTGTTGATCCTGCTTCTGCTGCTCCTGTTCGGGGGTGGTGGCTACTATGGTTGGGGATACGGTGGCAGCGGCATTGGGTTGATCGTACTGGTCATTATTCTTGTGATCCTCTTCGGTAGTGGGCGTCTTAACTGGTAGTGAAAAGAGAACAGCGAAATGCAACCAGCATCTCCTGTAGTGCCTGACATGGATCTCCCGGAGACCCTATTTGCCAAAGACCAGCATAAGTTTACCCCTTTCCCCGCCTACAAGGCCAACGACCCTGAAGGGACCGTAGTGAGCCGTTGGACCTTCACGTGGATGGAGCGGTTGCAAATCCTGTTCGGTGGCAGCGTCTGGCACAGTCAGCTAACCTTCCACCACAATCTTCAGGCGGTCAAGATGGGAACGGTCTGCCCCATCAAGAACCCGGAAGCAGCGTATGACCATAAACTTCCCCGCTAGCCCCGACAATTATGGGCCGGCGCGCGCGCTTCCGGTCCAGCTTATCGTGATCCATGTCGAGAGCGGAACCGAGGCCGGCACGTTAAGCTGGTTTGCCAACCCGCGGGCGCACGTATCGGCCCATTACTCCATCGCCAAGGGTGGGGCCATCTACGCGCAGGTTCCCGAAGACCAGATCGCCTGGCACGCGGGTCTCGTTGCCCCTTGCATTTGGAATGACAACGAAAAGAATCTATGGCCGGGAGTCAATCCAAATAGTTACAGCATTGGCATAGAAAACGAAGGTTTTGATGATGGAATAATCTGGGAGGAAGCGCAAGTAACAGCGCTTGTAGAGCTTGTGGCGGATATATGCAAGCGCTATTCAATCCCCTGTGATCGTGCTCATGTGGTTGGCCACCACGAGATCTATGCTGGTCATACATGTCCCGGAAGTGCGTGCCCGCTAGATCAGATAGTGACCGCGGCGGCGTATATTGTTGGTACGCGGATCAAATGATCGACGTCAGGACCAGGACGGACTTTTTCTGTGGCCACGGCACCAGCCCCGAGAAGTGTGGATATAAGTACTGTGGTTACCGGGAAGCCCTATTGGCCATCCACGACATCAACGAGATCCTCGCCCATACACTCTGCGTTCATCAGAAGTTTATGTCCCAGGACTGCCCCGAATGCGGGCGATGGGTTCCGCGGCGGCAGGTGGAAAGTCCGCTCCCGCTTCCTTACGGAGTTCCACGGTTAAAAACATGCCCGCGACAACCATAACAGCGGTTATTACGTGTGCTTCCACAATCATTTGCATGTTCGCGGCGCTGATCGCTTACTTGGCCCGCAAGGATTCCAGTCTGGTGTACGCCAAGATGGAGGCCATCCGCAACGAGTCAAAGAAGGATATCGAACTCTCTACCGCGAAGTTGGAATCAGTCAGGTTGGAGATGCGGGCCGACTCCGCCGCGATGGAGTTGCGGATCACTACTTCGTTCACGGCCACCACCGGCAAAGACTCCGAACGGCTGGCCCGGATCGAATCCGTATCGGCGGCGGTGCAGTCGAAGCTGGAGTTGCTCATCGCGCACATGGTGACGAAGACCGATATGGAGGAGATGCGCGCCACCCTTCGTCTGGAGATGTCTAATATAATGGATGACAAGCTGGAGCATTACCATGGGACGCCATCTAAGGTGGACGTGAAGGTGTGCGACGAGCGTCACCAGGAACTCATGAGGCGCATGAACAAAATTGATACGGCGCAAGGTCTATCTGGTTAAATGGGCCGTTTTGAGCTATCGGGCGGCCGGCAGGCCCCGATCTGCCATCCTTACCCCAATGACGCCGCTACGGGGCTAGAAATGGGCAAGAAATAGGGTTCTAAAGGGCATAATGCGGACTCCTCTCACTGTCAACGGGAATTCGCGCGGTGCATGGGCATGCCCGCAGTGCCCCTACGGGCGAAACTGTTTCGTCCAGAACGGACCTGTACCGGTGGATTGATATATGGACGGACGTAAGACAATTGCTCCTCCGAAAGACTTTATTAAGCGGGAGAAGGCGGAACGGCGCAAGATCGAGAAGAGGGCCAGGAAGATCAAGCCCAGGACGCTATGGGATGGAAGGAACTTCACGCTTACGGACGAGATCCAGGAATCGATCTGCGGTTATCTGAGAGAGGGGTTGACCTTTCGCGCCGCCAGTTATCTCTCCGGGGTCGATCCGGGAACCACTACCGCTTGGATGCAGCGCGCCAAGGGGCATGTTCCGAACCGGAATCCGAATCTTCCAAGTCACCAGTCCTGCGTCAGATTTCTTGCCGCAACACAGCAAGCCTTGGCCGATTTTCAGCGGGTCCATCTGGAAAGTATCCGCAAGGCGGCGCTGGCGGAAGGTGCTTCCAAGATTGTCAAGACGCGAGGGGGCGAGACAGTGGTCACTACCTCCACACCCCGTTGGGACCCCCGGAAGAAGCGCATGGTCCTGATCAAAAAAGAAATGGTGACGAAGGAACCGGACAAGCTCCAGGAGATTATTGAAGCCCAATGGCCCGCCAGTGCATGGTTGCTCGAACACCGGTTCCCGAAGGAATGGGCATTGAGGATTCCAGAAGGCAGGGATGAAGAAGAGAAGGCGGGAAGGTTGGGCGAGCTGATCACGGCTCTGCGGATGGGTCAGGAAGATCCAGTACCGGAGAAGCCGGAAGACGAAACCTAGATGGCCACTCCAGCCAAATCCGAAGCACCTCCGATCAAGATGCGAAGGTTCGGCCCGCGTGCCGCCGAGTTCGCCTACCGCGCACCCGCGCAAGATGCGCGAATCAATCTGGTGGTTGGGGCGGTGCGGTCGGCCAAGACCTGGGCCAGCTTCCCCAAGATTCTCCAGCTATGCCAATATGACGTGGGTGGGCTCAGGCTGCTAACCGGGGTTACCAAGCAGACCGTGTACGATAATATTCTGCGGGACCTGTTCGAGCTCGCGGACCTGGCGGGCTCGGGCAACTACAGCTACAATCGCCAGACCGGCGATTTGAGATTGTTTGACGCGGAGTGGGTTGTGATCGGGGCCAAGGACGAAGGATCGGAGAAGTTCCTGCGTGGCAAGACGGTGGGGATCGCGGTATGCGACGAAGTAACGCTGATGCCCCGCAGCTTCTTCATGATGCTCCTGAGCCGTATGAGCCCCGATGGCGCGCGTCTTTACGGCACCACCAACACGGACTCACCCGAACATTTCGTCAAGAGGGAGGTGATCGACAACCTGGCCGTCGAGGGAAGCGACAAGGGCTATCGCTACGGCCTCGGCCGGGATCTCTGGTTCGAGACCTGGACCATGGACGATAACCCTTCGTTGGGCGAGGATTACAAGCGATTCATTCGTCGCAGTTACGTGGGGATGTTCTACGCCCGCTATATCCTAGGTCAGTGGGTGATGGCCGAAGGGGCGATATATCGTGACTGCATCACCGACAGCACCTGGTATGGGAACGAGGACCGGCCCAAGGGGCTGCTCAACGCCGGCCACGCCGAGCGATGGATCACGGTGGACTACGGGACCGCCAATGCGCTGGCCGCTATCGACGTGTACGACGACGGCACGACAGTATGGTGCGAAAGGGAGTATTACTGGGACAGCCGCGTGCGGGGCAGGCAGAAGACTGACCGAGAATACGCCGACGATTTGATTACGTGGTTGGGGGGCAATCCTCAGAATCCAGACCCGTCGCGCTGGCCCGGAGTGATATTGGACCCGTCGGCGGCAAGTTTCAAGGCGGAGTTGTTGGGGCGGGGGTTTTTCGTTCAGAATGCCAAGAACAATGTGGCCGATGGCATCAGGCGTGTATCGACCATGCTGTCGCGGAACAGGCTGCGGTTTAATCGCGCCAATTGCCCCGAATGCTTCAAGTACATGCAAAGCTACATATGGGATGATCGACGAGTCGCGGCGGGAGAGGACAAGCCGAAAAAAGTTGGAGATCATCTTCCAGACGCGGCCCGCTATTACACGGAAACCAGAATAGGCGACTGGAGACTTTCGTTCTGATGTTCCTCCCCGCGTGGAAAAGGCTGGTGGCGATGTATGGTAAGGCCATGGCCCAGTTGCTCTCTGCTCAGAACTACGATAGCCCTGAGTTTATGGTTGCGGCCGAACAGTTGGCGCGCCGGATGGCCGAATGGGTAGAGGCTTTGAATGTGAAGGGTTGGAGGCAGGCCGCGTTTCAGGCCGGACGCGGCGGGGAACTGTACCGCGCACTCCAGCATGAGATCAGGACTGCCGGGTTGCGTCCCGAGCTGGACCAGATCGCCCGCCGCAACGCGGACCTTATCCGTTCGGTTCCGGAGGACGTGGCGCAGTCCATTACCCACATGTCCCGCACGATGCAGGAAGCGGGCAGCAGGCCCGAGGCTATTGCGCGGGAGATCAGGCGCAGGGCACCAGAGCTAACTAAGTCCAAGATCAAGATGATTGCCCATACGGAAATAGGGCGGGCTGAGACTGATCTGTCCAGGGCGCGGTCACTGAACCTGGGATTGGAATGGTATATCTGGTCTACTTCGCGGGACTCGCGCGTACGGCCTTCTCACCGATTTATGGATGGGGTGTTGGTGAACTGGAACGACCCGCCGTCGCCCGAAGAATTGATAGGTGAGAAGTCAACTTTAGGCCACTACCATAGTTCGTGTTGCCCGTGGTGCCGGTGCAGCAGCTTGTCTGTTGCGGACCTAGCCCAGGTCCAATTTCCAGCGAGGATCTACCGCACTGGCAAGGTAATCAGGATGTCTCGCAAGGACTTCTCCCGCATCGCGGGATTGGAAAGGGCGGCGTAATAACCGATGGCTGGCCCCCACGTTATCGAATTCCCGCAAGGCAATAACTGCCGCATACGGCGCACGTTCCGCTCTCCGCAGTCGTTGGGTTTGAGCACGGACGCGGCCAAGGCCAGTACCAGCGGGGCGCAGGCGTTCGACTTTTTCACCAATGCGGCAGCGCGCATGGGCTGGGGTACGCCGAACCTAGCCGAGGGCGCGGACTACACGATGGTCCGGCTCTCATATGACTACTGGCTGCTTATTACGCTCTACCGCAACCATTGGGTTTCGCGCCGCATCGTTGATCTTCCTGCGAGGGACATGGTAAGGGCTTGGCCTAAGCTGACTAGCGATCTGGAGCCTAAGGACCTTACGCGGCTGGATCGCGCGCTCCGCACCACGCGGTCGAAGG